CCGCCGCCGATCGGAGCGACTCTGTACTGCGCTTTTTGATAACCATATTTTGCAACAATATCCGCCGGAGTGTCATAATATACCTCTACGGCATCGATCACAGCTCCCGGATATCCAGCATAGCCGTTATTTGCGTCAGACCAGTTACATCCGGTTACGTAAGGTAACCATCCCTTGCCCTTTACATGCACGCGGTATTTTACAGTACCTTTATTAACCTTTATCGCGATACCGGCGATTGTACGACCCGGAAGTCCTGCAAAATCAGACAGGTTATTCACAAAGGGCAGGATTGTTCCGTCGGTCAACATAACGCCATAAGTAAACACAATGCCGGGATCACCGGATGCTGCACTGCTTCCGCCTCCACTGACAACCGGAGCATCCGGCAACTTGTCCATTCCCATATACTCACGGATTTTATTAATAAAATATGTTTTACAGCCAGATGTGCCCCCATGAATCTCTACAGATCTGTGCGGACACGCTGTTGCATACACCTCCTTGTGCAGCCGGATTGTATTCGTGTTTGGAACGATACCGTACTGCTTACACTTCTGCGCTGCCAGCTTCAACGCATTCTCTTCATTTTTCTTAAAGATTTCCAAATCCCCCATACTCTGACAGACCTCGATCGAATAATAGTTCCGGTTTCCGTCTGTCTGCCCGCAGTGCCATGCTGCGTAGGCATCATCTTCCGCATACAAGATCCCGTCACTAGCTACATAAGCGTGAGCAAATCCGTTTTCTAACGGATGCGTTTGCAGCCATTTTCTGTAAAACGCTGCATTTGCATTTTGTGATCCTGCATCGTTGTGAATAAAAATTCCTCTCGGATTTCCACCTCTAAGTCCTGCTACTCCTCTACAAATACTCATGTTCTTCTCCTTTCTTCCGGCATTTGCACCGGCGCAAAAGAGGGCGATCACTCGCCCTCTGAATCTCCATCTTTATTTACGACCTTGTCTGCAACCTCTAAACCTTTAATCAATATAATCGGCACGTTAAATCCAGCTTCTACGAAATTTTCCAAAATCGAGCGAATCTCATTTATAAGCAAGCTGGCCAGTACGAACCATCCAAGCAATGTAGTGATCCCTAAATCTACACCGATCGCCTTACCGATCTCGATAAAGATTGCCGATGCCCCAAACGCAACCATAATCATAAGCCAGTACCCCAACTTCTTAAGGACGCCTTTCCAGCCTCTGACAGAGTTTTCTTTGTTGGCCATCTTGCTCTTCATCCACCCGGTTATCCAGTCTGCTACATTAAGTAGCAAAAAGGCTGCAAATAAGATCCAGTGCTCTCCTAATATGTAGGACAACACCGCCACAATCGCTCCTGCAATCGCATTGTATCCGTCAATAATTGCTTCTGCATAATTCATTTTCATATTTCTCACTTTCCTTTCTCGTTATGCAACTTCTTTCCAGAGACTCTCGGATCCAACTGCACCCGGTTCCCACACATTGCTGTCTACAAGAGACTCCCACGTTTTCCCTTTATGTGTTACCCTATCACCTTTTTTGTATGGGTTTGTGCTGTTTGGCTGCTCCCACGGCAATACTTTTCCGGTCGGATCTGTAAGCACCTTAGCATATAAACTTGAGGCGGTGTCCGGCGCCCAGTCCGCTTGAGATGTATGGTTTTGGAGTACCTTATATAGCGCATCTTGGTAAGTAATATACTTTCCAGTCTTGTAGGCTACTCCATCGCCGCTCCATAAATCGTACAGATCTGCTACCTTAAGAGCCTGCTCATCATCTGTAATTTTCTCTGCAGATATTTTAGCCATCGCAAAGACAGACGCATACGTTCCCGGTGCTCCACCGTTGCCACCGTTTTCCTTCAGTGCTTCTATGTCCTGCTTCGCTGTTTCCAACTTAATCCCCATGTCATCCAATCGCTCCTCTGTTGACAGACCGGCTTTATTATTTACAACTCCATAAATTCCACCCGGATATATCTCAGTATGATCGTATCCCGTGTAATTTTCCAAGGTATCTATGATCTGCCCACGTTCTGTGACGTTCATCACCTTTGTTTTTGTTGCATCCTCAAAGATTTCTTTCAGCTTTTCCGGCGCAATTCCGATTGTCAAGAATCGCACCGCACCACCGATTTTTTCATATGACTGTATCGGCATATCAGTTGCATCATTAAAAATAAGTTTCATGTTATCATTCCTTTCTAAAAGATCTGTTTTCTGACTCCGATTGGAATACGCAATAGGAAAGATGCGTTACAATTAAATACACCAAAAAGTAATTAATTATCAAGCACACTCCCACTCCGCATCGATAAAAAGATAATTATTTGTAGCTTTTGGGATGCAGACAAACAGATTACCGTTTTCCTTCGCTAAAGATGTACAAGCGACTGGGTTTTTATACGTTCCGTCTGATGCCACTACATTTACAACAGTGTTATTTAATGGGCGATACTGTGGCGGTATCGAAAAAACATTGTCGTACACGTTGTTTGCAACTATTGTGGCAGTTGTATAGATTTCTATGTTTAGATGCACCGTTTTACCGATTTTATACGAGTTGCTTGCTATGGCTTTCCACACTTCTGCTCTTACGCCCAGATCCGTGGGCGTGAGCGTCTTTTTATCATGGTGAGCCTGTAATTGTAACAAATATGTATTTAACATGGGGATTGTCGGGACGCTCTCGAACATTTTTTCTACTTTTGTGATGCTTAACCCTTTAATTACCACTCGATAGAGCGGCATTTCCCTGATTTTTCCCGATTCGTAGAGGTTGTTTTGTGTCAGCGTCGGATCCGTTGCCGACCCGGTTGTGGATGCGCCCTGTTTGACCTCTAATGTGTAGGTGTCGATGCCACCTGTTCCCGTAGTGATGAATTTTGCTATGATGATGTCGTTTCGGTTTCTGCCGGATTGCCCGTTGACAATCTCACAGTCAATATAATCTCCGTACGGGATGCGGGCAAAATGTCCGCCTACTACGATAACTCCGTCTTTTACTCGTACTTTGTTGTTACTGATCACCTGACTTTCACATTGCTGGCCGATCATCATGACCCCATCTGATCCGACAATGCTCTGATAAATCGCCGCGTCGTCTTCCGCGTAAATATGTGCCTCCGCCGCTGGGTCGGTATTGATTGTAATTCCTTTCAGTTCTCCCATCTAGTCATCTCCTTTTACTTTATATTCTGTTGTTGTTTTTCCGTTTTTTGTTTTTATGATTTTTCTAACGATCGGCTTTTGTAGTCTCGTTCCTGTAATTTCTTCATATCCGCCGACGATGTCGCCGATTTCCAAGTCGATCCCTTCTACGTTTACGTCGATGCTTTTATAGTTTTGCAGCTCTTTTAGACGCTTTGCTCCATCCTCTTCCAGCTTTTCTTTGTCTGCGCTCGAAAACTCATAAACCGCTTCATTTTCTTCAAGTCCAGTGTAATACGGGGTCTTTCCGATGCTCCCGTCCTTTTGGACGTATAAATGCAGAATGATCCTTTCTTCGTTTTGTCCTTTTCCGGCACAGATTAAGTGATTCACGCCACCTCTGTAATCTTTTACGGTAAACTGCACCTCTCCATCTTGCGAGTATTCCAGCGTTTCCGAATAGTTTTTGATCTGTACGGCTCTGACGGAAACGTATCCATAATCAAGGTTTTCCGGCTCAACGTAGCTGATCTGCAGGCGATATCCTTGAGCGCTTAACATTTTATCGACTGCATCATATAACGTGACGTATCGGTCGATCTGCCAACCTGTGACGGTGATCCCTGCCTTTTCTTCCGGCACAAAAAAAAGACCGTCGAATCGGTCTTTGATAAGATCTCTCAAAATATCGTTTAAATCTCCGCTTACTGTCAGGTGATCCTTTCCCTCCGGCGGTTCTATGATTTTTCGCTTTAGCAGTCCTCTCCACGTTGTGCCGCACCACACAATTTCTTGCGTTTTGGTCATCACTTCAAGACTGTTTAGGATTCCGCCGTATTCTGTTCTCGGTACAAAAATGCGATTTCCGTACCAGTACCGCTCTTTTGTCCACTCTTCCTGCGGCAAGCAGATTTCAAAGTCGTCCGCATCTCCAAGATCCATGTCGATCGCAACGCTCTGATCTAAAAATCCCAGCTCTTCTCCGTTTTTTCGGGCAATGGTAAATTCCAGCGGAAATAGATCTGCATTTCGCACAATCAAGTCCCGAGTTTCTTCCGTTACTCCACCATTATCCCCAGTTGCGGTAATCATTACCGGGTAAACCACTTCTTTCGCTTTCGTTGCCGGCGCGTTTAGTTTTCCTTGATAGCGATTTTCTCCGATTTCCGGTAAATTCTGCGCGCTCCCATTTAGCGCTGCTTCCACCCGCTCCATCTTGGTTCGCTCCTTTCTTCGTAGATCACGAGATCCCAGTCAAATTTACCCGACCATACAACTTTTTGCCGTCCGGGTGGGATCTTTTTAAAAAATTTCTTTCCTTTTTCCCGGTTATGAAACGCGTTGACTTGCTCACCGTTTTTTGATATTTTTGTAACGGTCCTCGTGCGGCTGTCTATCTCCAACCGTTCTCCCTGCTCCAAAACAATATTAACTAAATAGCTTTTATCTCCGATGATGACTTGAGGGTTTACGACCGGCCCATAAATTACAAGTGTAAAATTTGCATCTGTAAAATGATGGTTTTGGATGTATGTGTTGTTCATGCCATTTGCGTAGCGGTGAGGATAACGCCCAGGGTAGCGTTTATTATCAGATGACGATACGCCGTAACTGTGAAACGTATACGGGTTTTCTTTTGTCCATATTGGACGTGGACAATACAATTTCACCTTATTTTGTGAATAATAGACTGCTATATCCGACGTTTTTGTTTCGGACGATGTTACAAACCCATCTATGTAATAGTCCCCAAAATAAATTCTTCCCGGTCTCTCTAGTAAAACATCTGTTTCGAACGCATCCTGCATTTCATCCAAAAATGTTTTTCGATCTTCCAACGCTCCTCTAACCGTAAAAGTGATTTCGTACTCCGCCGCGTCTTTCTCAAAACCTTGTACAGTTTCTCCTATTTTTCTTTTGCTCGTTTCCGGCGTCCAAGCGTGCTTGTGAAAATTTCCGCTTGTTGCTCTCACTCTTGCATCGTAAAATTTATATTCTTTTCCTTCTGAATTGATATATCGTATCATTTTTGCTTTACCTTTATACTTCCAACAAAGCTCTGCCTAATTCTCGTCTGTCTAAAAGCATTGTAACTTCTTGCTTTTTCCCTGCTATAGTAATCAGCACTTCTTCTAGTGCATCCAGTCTTTCTTCGATGCCGCGTCTCCCGTTTTCGTTCCCTGTTTTTCCGATGTTTGTCGTATATGATAGATCTGTTGTCAATGGGTCATATGCAGCTTTTTTTACAAGGTTCGCGGAGTCTGTTACTAATTTCGCATCGCCCGAAATTCCGTTTGCAATTCCTTGATCGATCATATTACCTACGTATTCTCCCCAGCGCGAAGGCGAATGAATCCCGAAGAAGCCTAATATGTTGTCTTTAAAGTCTCCCAGCGCACTTTTTACCGCGTCCCACAATGCGCCTGCTGCATTTGCTAATCCGTTCGCGATTCCTTTTATGATATTTAACCCGATTTTTCCCCAGTCCACGGATAAAAACTCATTTTTTATGTTCGTTATGATCGTTGGTATTTGTGCGATCAATTTCGGTATTGCCTGTATTAATCCCGCAGCCAATTTCCCGATGATTTCGATTCCGCTTTGTAATACAGACGGCAAGTTTCTCCCTATTGCTGCTACATATTGTATAATTGCACTTCCTGCCGCTGATGCAATCTGCGGCAAATTCGTTATAATACCGTTGACAAGATTTAAAATAAGCTCCGCTCCCTTTTGCATTATCGTCGGAAGCATCGACTGCATTCCGCTAACAAAACTTACTATTGCTTCGCCTGCCATCGTAATTAATTGTGGGAGCGATTCTAGTATTCCGTTCGCAATTTTCGTCACCATCTCGACGCCTTTGTTTAAGAATTCCGGTAATTTCTCCGATATTCCCGTCATGATCGTGTCTACTATATTTGTATCTGTTCCCAGTGTTTCAACCGCCGCTGTCTCCAATCCCGTTTTTAATCCCGTTATCAGATTTTGTGCAACAAGCAGCCAATCCATTGTTAAAATCGCATTTGCAAAAGATGCTACCAAGTTCAGCGCCGCCTCCGCAAGGTACGGAAGCGCTGTTATAATTCCTGTTACAAGCGACGTCACAAACGAAACTCCTGATTCTAATATTTGATCGCTGTTTTCTGCGATCATGTTCAGCCCTGCCGCCGCAAAATCCTTTCCGAGCAAATCAGGAATTGACGCCAGCACATTTCCGATCATCGGTATTAAGTTACCCGTCAAAAATGTAGCGACCGTTTCTCCTACCTGTTTTAATTCGTCCGTGATATCCTCTCCGATAGCGATATTTCCAAGTAGATTGTTAAACGCCGCTTTCATGGATGCCAAAGACCCCGACAGTGTTGTTTCCGCTTCTTTCGCCGTTGTTCCTGTAATTCCAAGTTCTCCTTGTATTACATGAATCGCCGAGTATACGTCTGATAAATTATTGATATCATACTTTACTCCTGTAATTTTTTCCGCATCCGCAAGCAGCCGCTCCATTTCCGTTTTTGTGCCGCCGTATCCTAGTTTTAGGTTGTCCAGCATTGTGTAGTTTTGCTTTGCAAAGCCTTGATATGCGTTTTTGATATCCTCCATGTTCGATCCCATTTTGTTCATGTTATCGGACATGTCTGTCATTGCCATATCTGCCACATCTGCCGCTTTAGCTGTATCATTTCCTAAACTTTGTAACAGACTCGCGGAGAAGCTTGTTGTTAACTGCATGTATTCGTTTGCGCTCATCCCAGCCGTCTTGTAGGCGTTCGCAGCGTTTTGTTTTACTTTCTCTGCACTGTCTTTAAATAGTGTTTCAATTCCGCCTATGCTTTGCTCTAGTTCTGCACCTTCGCTGATTGACGCAGAAATGGCTTTTCCGATCCCCGCCGCGATTACAGCGACTTTGATCGCTCCGCCGATTCTGCCTCCGAGCGATTTTCCTGCCGCATCCGTTTCTCCGCCTACTTCGTTTTGCAGCATTCCGCCTATCCCTTTTGCGGACGGTATAATTTGCACATACGCCTTCGCAAGTTCTGTCTTTCCCACTATTTCACCCCTTTTTCTGTCAGCCGTTTCCATTCTTTCTCAAACTCTTCCCCAGTTTCAAACGATATGATTTTTCGTTCTTCTTCGCCAAGTAGTCTCGGTAATATCGTTTTGGGTCTGTTTTTTCCTTTACGCGCATCTTCTGTTTGCATCCATGTCAGCAATTTTGTATGATCTGCGATAGATGCCAATAGCATATCTTCCAGCGTAACTTTAACGCCTGCCAATTTCATTTTTATTCTCGCGTTTTCTTTTAAACCTTTTGCATATATCGCCGCCATTTTACACGGTATCTCTTTATAGTTATAAATCCGATATGTTTCCGCAAAATCGCATATGAGTGCCTCCTCGTCTGTGTTTAGCATACAAACGAGGATTAAGAGTTTTTTCCCTGTTGGTTTCCTCTTAAAATTTCCCCGATTTCGTCAACCATTCGTTTTATCGATACTCTTCCCGTTTCGTCTCTTACATGTTTTTTTAACTGCTCTTTTTGTTCTGAGCCTATGATCTTTTCTATTACGTCTACTATCAGACTTGTGTTCCCTTTGTCTATTTCTCGCAATTCTTCGAGCAGTTCGTAATCGTCTAATGCACCTTCTTGTATAGTGTAATTAAACCCGCTTTTCGTTGTTCCTTTAATCATTTTTCATCACCTCTTATCCCGCTTTTTTAATATATTCGTAGTGTGTGTTCCCTTCCTTGTCCGCGACTGCTGCGATTGTTAATTCATATCCCGTTGCCTCGTTGTCTTTGTATACAATATCCCCTAACTCCGAGATGCTTGCCTGCGGAATTACAATTCTTTTCACTGCTCCTTTTAGTATCATGTCAAATACCCAAGATACTTGTTCCGTCTCACTGTTGTTTGCTTTAATTGTTATTCCGGCTTCTATCGTTCCCGTTACGTTGTTTTCCCCGTACACTGTTTTTAACACATCTACATTCAGCACTTCCAAGAGCTTTAATTTAAACGTATCTGCTTTGCTTGCCTGCATGTTCAGCACTGTATCTCCGCCCCATGCCTTTTGCTCTTCAGTTTCCGGGCTGTTTGTGTTTGTTATCCCATCGTCAGAGCAATATCCAAGTCCCTTAAAAGCCGCGTTAAGTTGTGTCGTTACATCTTCCGGCAGCTCTGTTCCAATCGGCGCTACGAAGACTGCTCCTCCTATTTTGGGTTTTCCTGCACTTACATTGTTCACATTTTGCATTTTTCTTTCTCCTTTCAGTAGTACGCTATGTTAAATACCGCTTGATATCTGTATTTTTTTCTTTTTGTATCCGTGTAATTGTAGTCACTGTTTAGTTCGCACCTGCAAACGCCATCTCTTTCCGTGATTCGCTTCATCGCTTCCTTCATTTCTTCGTTTAATTTTGCCGTGGAATAGAGCGTGTCAGAAAAAGACTGGACCGCCAGTGTTGCATGTTTAATATGATCCACTTCGCTTCCTCCAGTCTTTTCAAGCAAGATATATTTCTTTTCCTTGTTTTCTTCTTCCATTAACACCGGTACGTCCAAAATCGTTTTTAGGTGTTCTCTTACAATTTCTTCGATCATTTTCCCACCGCCTTTAATAGGCTGTTGTTTCCGTCGTCTCCTGTTACTTCCGCAACCGCCCTTGTTTGTGCTACATATGTCTCGACTGTTCCGCCGGATGTTCCGGCAATTCGTTCCGCGTGTTTTTGTATGGTTGCGCGCATCTCTTCCGACCGCAATAATGCTGTGATTCCTTTTCTATTTAAGACAATTTTCGCTTTCTTACCCATATCGCTCTACCATCCACTTTTGATTCCATTCCAGCGGTATATTTTGTTCGATTCCCTGCTGCGGAAATCCTATTACTTTCCAGATTTCTCCAAAAAATTCTACTTTATTATCTTTCCATGTGTGCTTATCTCCTTTAGGTATTGCGATCGTGTAAACTGCCTTTTTCCCCGTTAAGTTCAGCGCATCCAAAACCTCTTGTGTATTCGTGGGGGCTACAAGTACATTTTCAACTTTTGTCGGCGTTTCCTTGTAGATCAGTTTTCCAAATGGATCTTCATTTATTTTTTCCTTTTCATAAAGTGTCACTGTGATCCCTTTTATCATCGCCATACAGATCAATCACCCCTATTCTTTGTCGTTTCAGTCCGAGCCTTGCCAACTCGCTTTTTTTAATAAATAATCCGCCTCCCGGTACTAGGTATGTCCCAGAAACAGAATAACCCAGTGCCGATTCTGACCGTTGCGTCATCGGCTCTGCGTCTGTTGACGTCATAAGCGTGCGCGCTATCACATCTACAACTACAGACTTTGCAACATTTTCTAAATATGATTTTTCTTCTATCATACGATCAAGGTTTTTCCCCACCTTATCGGCTTCCATTCTCAAGCTATCCTCTACTATTGGCAGTAAGTTTTTTGCGCGCTCTTTTTCGTCTTCTGTCAGCGATCTCCACAGTTTTTCAACATCTTCGATCTTGGCAAAATTATTCATCTTTTTTCACCGTCTTTCTCTTTTTAGTGGTGGATCTGGGCGGCTTTTCTGCCTCCCAGTCTCCACCCTTCAGTTCGCACTGTGTTTCGATCACATTCCCTGTTCGTTTGTTTCTGTATATCAATCTTCGTCTACCACCCTTGCGAAATATTCCGGCACAAGAATTCCCCATCCGAGATAGACTTCTGCGCGGATGTAAACCTGGTTGTAACCTTTTAAATCTTTTCCCGTGTTGTCCGGATCGCCATATTTGATGATCTCCAAAGGAATTTCTTTCGAGAACCCCCACTTGAAAGCGTTGGAAAAATCGCCCACGATTGCGTGATCTTTCACAGTGTCGTTGTATACAGTCTTGTTTACACTTGTTTTCATTCCTCCGAGAGATTCCGGCGATGCTCCAAACCTAAATTCTGGGTACTGTCTGACTCCGTTTTCCTTTACCGTTGCCATGTCTGCCCCGAATGCATTTGACAGCGCTATCCCTGTAACGTCTCCGTCCGATCCCTGCACCATTGCAATCGCCGCATCTAAATTTGTATCCGGCGTTCCTTTTGTATATTTGACTTTTTGTGTTACTTTACTGTCAAAGTGATTCGTGCCTACAACTGTTGATGCTCCGCCTGTCCGTGGGTTAATGCCGTGAAACGCTGCCAGATCAAAACCTTTCGCTACTTTTGCCGCAAAACCATTGTTAAACGCTGTTAAAATATCAAGCTGTTCTTCTTCTGTCGCGTACAAAAATTCGTCTGAAACTCTCGCTCCGTACTCAAATTTGATTGGCACGATTTTTACCGGATCTACAGTAATGCCGCCCTCTGACTTTTTCCCGTTTTCTGCTACAATATCGATCTCATTGTCCATTGAAAAAATAAATTCTTTCAGTCCGTTGAATGGGATCGGCGTCTGTCCCGACAAAACCGCTAAAGATGATTTTCCCTTCACTTTGTTCATTAGATCTTTTACAAGTACCGCGTCAAATAAATTTTCTCTTCCTGTTGCCATGTTCTTATTCTCCTTTCAAATTGTTTAACATTTTTTTCGTTGCTTCTCTGATCGAGTCGTCTTTATTGTCTGTGTCTCGTGTAAAGTTCGGGTATGTGGTTTTTCCCTTCAAAAATTTAGAAAAAGCTTCCGCGTCTTTCTTCATTTCGTCTTCTGTTCCCCCTGACAACTTCCCTGCAAGTTCGTAGGGAATTCCGTTTTCCATTGCCACTTTTACCCTTTTCGATTCTTTTTCGTACTTTGCGATCGTGGCGTCTTTGTTCGCCGCATCTTCCGGGGATAAATACCCTTTGTACTTCTCTTCCACAGCTTCTGGTGATAAGTACTCTTTGTACTTCTCTTCCACAGCTTCTGGTGATAAGTATCCGCTAAATTCCCTTCTTACCGTTTCTCTTTCCTGTTCCAGCCGATCTTTCACAGCCTCCTCGAACTGTTCTCGCGTTTCAATAGCTTCAAAATCACTCATTTTTTGTTCTCCTTTCCCCGCTTAACCCGGTGGTTTTGGTATTTTTGTATATTAAAAAAGTGCTGTTTCCAGCGTCTTTTTAATATCTTGCTATCTGTTTTTTTCGTTCCTTTGTTTCTGTGCATTTCCAGTATGCAAGGATCACACTGTCAAGCAGCGCGATTTCAACCCCTTCTTTTAATGATCTGTATCCGAATCCTCCGTTTGATCCTATCGCCCTTTTTTCGCTGTTGCTTACAGACTGTGTTAACGATGCTTGGTTAGAATGACAGATATTTCCTTTAAACAGTCCTTGTTCAAAAGTCGCGTTTGCTCCTATAATTTCTTTTACAGTTGGCAGGGTTGGTGCTTTCATTTTTGCATCTTTCATGTCTTTTTCGAGTATATGCTGCCCGTTCGCTCCGTCTACAACTACCGTTTTGGGTTTCATTTCCGCAATGTATGATAGTATCCAGTCGTTCCCTTCGCGGATTGTTCTGCAGTCGAGTGCCTCAACGAAAATTTTTCCTTCATTCGTTTTTGATGCTACCGACATCGCAACATGCTGTCCGTCATGTCCATATTTAACCCCAACAAAAAGTTCTCCTTTTAATTTTGGTTTTGATGCGATCGCCAGTGATTCCCACTCTGTTTTACTAATCGCCGATTTTTGATTATATTTTAACCACAGTCCCAGTCTTTGGATGTTAAAATCTATATCATCCGTTGTAATTTCTGCCCGGATCTTCCTTTCTGTCAGTATTGTTCCTAACGACGGGTTTGTTTCGTACCACGCCTCAACATCGTTCGCGGATGTCAAGTTTTCAACCGACCATTCCGCCCATCCAGAGTCAAATCCCCGGCCGGCAAGTACTGTCTCCCTATATTTTGTAAAAACTGTTCCGGCCGATACCGCCGTCGGCGGCGTTCCAAGCATGATTGTTTGTGGGTTCTCGCTGTCTGATACAATATATTTCAGTGACGTCTCCTGTGCTTCCGTGTATTCTTGTGCCTCATCTATAATTAACACGTCGTACCCTTCGCCAAGTCCGCCCGATGATGTTCTTGTTCGGAATTCCACCACACCTCCATCACTTGTGTATAAGTGTTCTTTTCCGAACGCCTTAAATGATGATGATATCTTGATTCCTGCTTTTTCGCACATTCGATCCAGCCGCTCCCACACTGCGTGTGATGTTGTTGCTCTGTGTGCCGTGTATAGAATTCTTTCGCCGTTTTTCAGTCCCCATAGGCAGCGCGCCAACACATTTTCCGACTTTCCGTTTCGTCTCGGCACTGAATAGCCATATTTCTGATGCATCCATAAACCATCATCGTTTACGGCCATAATGTCGCATTGTAGCAACTGTTGCCATTCAAGCAGCTCGTTCCCCGTCTTCGCGTACAGTTCCGCAGCTTCTTGTCCTCGTGTTTTTGAGTAAGGAATCGTTACGGATTGAGTAGGCGTCTGACGTCCCAGTCTCGTTTCCGTCATAACTTTCCTCCTGTCTTTTAACTATATCTTTCATGGGCAATATCACCCCATTGCCTGAAGGGATATTTTTTAAATTGCATTAAAAAACGCGCTTTTCGCGCGCTTAAATAAATGGAGTTATTTCTTTTATGTCTTTCAAAAATTCTTTCGCTTTCTCTATCAAGGAGTTGTTGCACACATACGCAATCCCTTCCGGTGTGATCTCTGCCGTTTTTAAATCATAAATCAATTCTTTGCCCCACACTTTTTCTGTTTCGCATGTTATATATCTGTCTTCAATTAAATTTCTCATGATATAATCCCAGTATTTCCGGTTGATCTGCAGTAGTTGATTGTCGTGAGTAATCATGTTTGGATTTACATCTTCCCCCGATTTCAATTTTACATACAAGTACGATAGTATCTTGTATACAATTACAAAATAATCGTCTTTTGTCATTTCGCCTCACCCTTCGATCTCTTCTATCATTTTTTCAAACATTTCTTTTTCATTCATTTCTTCCATGTAGAACAGCTTTCCATCCTCAAACATGTTTTTTTCCACTTCTGTTTTTGAGAATGCGTGTTCTAATACGATCGCGTTTGCCCAACTCAGCCCCGATACAATAAAAAACTCGTCCTCTCTTACAGCAAAGCACTTTTTCCCTCGCACTTCTGTTTCTTTCTTGTATCTTCTTTCAAATTCTTTTTCTAACGCCTTGCATCTTTCGTCAATCTTCTTTTTCTTTTCCGTTGATATCATATCTTTTCACACCTCCTTCTCCTGTAGAAATTTTATAGTATTCACCTCCGTGATGACTTCTTTCTCCTGGGTGATACATTAATAATCCATCTCCCCCGAAGTTTACCCTGTATCCTCCGCCCTCTTCAAATGGAATATCTCTGTAATTTTTCCCTTTTAAAGGTTTTATCTCATATCCCGATTCTTTCAGTGCGTAGTATAAACCTCTCGGTGTATACGCGCTTAACATTTTGGGGTGTCCTGATATTCTTGAAGCAAGATCGAGTCCGTTTTCCTCTTTGATCCTTTTTTCTTTTTCCTTTGGCGTTTCTTTTATCTTATCACTTTTTTGCTTGTTAGACCACTCTTTCGTATTCTCTATTCTTCTGTTTACATCTTTCTTGTCTGTCGTTTTCTTTGTGTGTACATTTGTTACTTTTCCGTCTCCAGCGTCATACTCTACGGTACACCTACAATGCTTGTGCCGCCTGAACACATCGTTTCCGGTGTCCGATACAGCTTCGTAATTATATACCCCTGTAAGCCTGTTGCACCATTCGCAGCATTTTCCTGTTGATGTTCTTCTGATTTTCGGTCTTAACCCTGCTTTTAAGTGAAAATCTGCATTTTCTTTTACCGCTGCATCTATTACAGATTGCGTAAAGTTTACGACCGCTTCTCCTAGTATGTACGCGACATCCTCGTATTTTCCTCCTGATACGATGTTAATAATTCCTCGAACCCTATCTTCGTTCATTTCCGGTTTTATGGCTTTGATTCCGATTCCTGCTTTTTCGTTTAATATCTTTTGAACTTCTACTGCTGCCTCTGCTGTAATATCATAATTATGTTCCAGTCGTTCCCTTATTACCCTGTCAGCGATATTGTAATACATTTTGCCATCCGGTAATATTTCTTTTGATAAATTGCTTTGAAACGCATCCGCTAGTAGTTCCCCTGTTTCGATCGCAAAATCATTCGCATCTTTATATGTCGCTGTTTTTTTCTTAACCTTTTCTCGAAACGCTTTGATCGTCTCGCTTTTTTTTAATTTCTTTTCAAAATCTTTTTTTATTTTTTCCAGTAATTCCGGTGCGATATCTTTCATTTATCCCCTCTTATATCCCCGTGAAATCTTTCATTTTATCTTGTGTAATATATCCCGGGATTGCCTGATTGATTTTTATAGCTCCGTCTCCATAACTACTCAATGCGGCCGCGTCCGGTTCAAAGACCGGCTCCCATTTTGATTTTGTTAAATAAAACTGCCTCCGCTCGTACGGGTAGTTATCCCTCAAGCACGCCGCGATGTATCCCGCGTTTAAAAAACCTGTGCCAAACGTCCTCTGCGCTTTTCTTGCGATTAGTCTAAGATTTTCGTGACTTGCCTTGATTGCTTCCGCACTGCTTGGATTGTCTGTTACAAACCCTAGATCGTCCAGCGTTAGACCTGTCTCTCCGGCAAATAATCCGGCAAACATTTTTAGCTGATCGTTGTGAGGTGACATGCTTTGCTGCGCAAATTGCCCTAGCTGCGGTTTGTCGCCGCCCTCGCCTTTCGTAAATTCCAACAAGCTCGACATTGTAGCCTTCCATTTGTTAATCGGTTCTAGATCAGGGTCAGTTCCAACTACATATTTTTGCGGAAACGAGTAAAACTCTGCCGCAATTTCTGATCGTTTTACCGTCCTCATTGCACTGTTGACAATATCCATGCACGCTCGACTGATCCTGCTATGACCAAACGGTCTTACCGCATCCGGCCGGAATACGATCGGGACAAGAAGCGGGTGTGGTACGTTGTTTTTAATTCTCTCCGGCGTCTCGTCTCCTTTTCTGTATATCCATGTGTCACCTTTTGTAAAATATGCTTCTGTTTTCGGGTTTTTGTTTTTATCTCGTTCGAGTACGGCGTAACCTTCCACCAACAGACCTGTGCTATCGTCTATGATCCCCGTTGCATTCGCGCCGTCTATTACTTGCAATTTCGGAAATCCTGTTTTGTCTACTGATATATAAACAAAACAGCATGAAGAAATAAGCGCTGACAGTACGGCGCTGTCAAAAAATGTATCTGGGTTGTTCATCAAAAAAATTTCTCCGATGTCAAAATTATCATTTGTGAATTCTCTGAATACAATCCTGTCTGCAAGGTTATCCACTGCTTTCCCGCACCATCCGAGAACCGACTGTACGTTTCTCAATTCTGGCGGTGTCGATATCTGAAAATCCTTCACCCTGTTCTTCATTTCATAGTATTTGTAACGCATTTTCACTCGTTCGCTCTTTATCTGTAAACGTCTTCGTAAATAATTTACCCCTCTGTAATCTGCCATATTAGCTTCCTTTCTTTTAGCGTGTGTTTTTTTTCACAGTGACAGCGTGAAGTACATCCATGCCCGTGTATAGGGGTGGTATGCCCCCTTATTTCCTATTTACTGCGTCTTATATTTTTCCAATCAAACGTGTGCGGCAACACTCTGTTGCTTATAACTTCATCCTTTTCTTTGTCTCTCCGCTTTATCAACTTGTCACTCTTCTGCCTGTTGCACGTCCAGTGTGCAAGCTGAAGATTGTTTATATCTGATGGATGTCCCCCTTTTGCTATCGGGATAATATGATCTATGCACGGCGACAACGGATGCGGATATTTTAATCCGAAGTCAACCGGTTTCCCGCATATCCCGCATACCGTCTGTGTTGCATATATTTTCTTCTTATTCCGTTCAAACGCTCCTCGGTGTGATCCATCTCGATCCGGTCTGTATACCATGCCTTCATCCTTTTTCTTTATATACAAAAAAGCAGCCGACTTTCGCCTGCTGCCCTTTGTATTTCTCTGTTTACTTTTCTTCGATTCTTTTATTTGTTTCCGCTGTTCTTTATTTCTCCAGCTCTTCTGCTAACTCTCGGAATACTTCCGATAATTCTTTGCACTCTTCTTTGGTTAAATCATGCCCGAAACAATAGTCACAGCATTCCATCAGTGTAATGTTTTCTTCGTTCCATTCCAGCGAAAATACTCTGTCTTTTTCCCCTAGTTGTTTTAAAAGTTGCTCATGCTTTTTAACTACCTCTTTATCTTTGTATTGATCGTAATTGCAAAACATGTCATCACTCTCTTTCAAAATAGTTTTCAAAAAAAGGACGCCCTTTCGGATGTCCTTGCGCGTGGTTATGAGAGGATTATTTCCCTCTTTGTCTTTTAATTCAGTTTATACTATATCACATTTTCGAGTCTCACGGAGTCTCATTTTATAAAATTTCTATAAAATTTCAAAGTTTTCCAGTGCACTATCATATATTCTGTATAGTTTCGCCTTACTTACTCCCATTTTTCGTTGTATCGCTTTATTGTTTTCTCTAAGTAAATAGTATCTTGTAAGTGCTTCTTTTTCTTGTTCATCATTCATTTTGTTTATTGCTTTTCTGATGCGTTCGTACCGGATCACGCTTTCAACCCATTCTTTTTCTAACTCCTCCATGAGGCTTTCGATCTTTGCCGTGTAATCTGATAGATCCTTTTGACTGCTGCCCCGTGGCATCCCATCGCCTTGCAACGCCGGAAACATCGTGTCGAGTCTTAGTTGTTGTATCTGATCTTTTATTAGAGCTTCTCCATTCTTTGAATTTATGTATCCCTCTAGGTATTCTTTTTTCTGTTCGATTTCTTCCCATTTCTGCATTATTATTGCCTCTCGTTCTCTTCCAGTATTCTAGTACGGTTTCTTTTCTCAACTGCTACCCCTGCGCTCGGATCAACGCGGCGGCGCTTGGTTTGTTTGTGTTGCTCAATGTATCAGCTCCTACTCTACTTTCATAAATCTGCTCATAATGTGTTCCTTTTTATGACAACTCTTTCTTAAATCGTCTGTACGGTTCTGGAAGCGGTTGCCAAGCGATCACATCCGGATTTTTCCATTCTGGATAGTTATCTAACATCCACCCTTCTTCTTTTTCGTAAAGTGCAAATTCAAAAGCGTTATCAAATAATATGTTATCTGCTGGTTTTCCGCTTACTTGTACCAACACTATTTCTTCACAATCTTCCGGCAATCTCTCTTCTACCGGAATCCAACCATCATTGCTAGGGACATTTGTGTCCTTACCGACATTAACAACTATCTTAGACTCTCCGCAAAATTCAAAGCAATTATTAAGCCAATCAATAACATAGTCTAAATAATACGAGCTATACCCCACTGTGTAATGATCTTCACCCACTTTTTTGTACTTGATCCCATAATATGGTTTCCCGTCAGTCTTACGCGATATTATTTCCGCGCTTGTTACTTTTTCTTTTTCATTCATGTGTGAACGAATGATATCTTTTACCCTACTCGCCCGCACATACCCATCCACCTCCATATTACCTATATAAATAGGCGCATCTTCTTGAAATGTCGCTTCTTCAATCTCTTCCAGAATCTTCTCTAGTACGTTCATGTTCTCAACTCCATTCTTGACCTTGTATTTCAAA